ACCCTTTTGACCTTGAGCTCCCTTAATGCCTTGAATACCCTTAGTACCCTTATCACCGGTTTGACCCTTTTGACCTTGAGTACCTTTCTGGCCTAAAGCACCTTTAGTACCTTTATCACCTTGAACACCTTTCTGGCCTTGGTCACCCTTTTGACCTGTAGTACCCTTTTGACCTTGATCGCCTTTAGTACCCTGAATACCTTTAGTACCCTTATCACCCGTTTGGCCTTTTTGACCTTGAGTACCTTTTTGACCTAAAGCACCTTTAGTACCTTTGTCACCCGTTTGACCTTTTTGGCCTTGATCACCTTTCTGGCCTAATGTACCTTTTTCGCCTTGGTCACCTTTAGTGCCTTGAATACCTTTAGTACCTTTGTCACCAGTTTGACCTTTTTGACCTTGAGTACCTTTTTGACCTAAAGCACCTTTAGTGCCCTTATCACCAGTAACACCTTTCTGGCCTTGATCACCTTTTTGACCTAATGTACCTTTTTCGCCTTGATCGCCTTTAGTGCCTTGAATACCTTTAGTACCTTTGTCACCAGTTTGACCTTTTTGGCCTTGAGTACCTTTCTGACCTAAAGCACCTTTAGTGCCCTTATCACCAGTAACACCTTTTTGACCTTGATCACCTTTTTGACCTAATGTACCTTTTTCGCCTTGATCGCCTTTAGTGCCTTGAATACCCTTAATACCCTTATCACCGGTTTGACCTTTTTGGCCTAATGTACCTTTTTCGCCTTGGTCGCCTTTAGTGCCTTGAATACCTTTGACACCTTTGTCACCAGTTTGGCCTTTTTGTCCAGTAGTACCTTTCTGACCTTGGTCACCCTTGGTACCCTGAATACCTTTGACACCTTTATCACCGGTTTGGCCTTTTTGGCCTAATGTACCTTTTTCGCCTTGGTCGCCTTTAGTGCCTTGAATACCTTTGACACCTTTGTCACCTGTTTGGCCCTTCTGGCCTAATGTACCTTTTTCGCCTTGATCGCCTTTAGTGCCTTGAATACCTTTAGTACCCTTATCGCCGGTTTGGCCCTTATCGCCAGTACTGCCTTTTTGACCTTGAGCTCCTTTAACGCCTTGGATACCTTTAGTACCCTTATCGCCGGTAGCACCCTTGTCACCTGTAGCACCTTTTTGACCTGTAGTACCTTTAACGCCTTGGACACCTTGGACACCTTTGTCACCGGTGGATCCTTTGTCTCCAGTGGATCCTTTTTGACCTTGATCCCCTTTAACACCTTGGATGCCTTTAACACCCTTGTCACCAGTAGATCCTTTATCGCCAGTGGAACCCTTATCACCTTGGTCGCCTTTGGTACCAGCAAGTCCTTTTAAGCCTTTGTCGCCCTGCGCACCTTTAGTACCAGCACTGCCCTTCTGACCTTGGTCGCCTGTAGTGCCTTTAACACCTTGGGCTCCTTTAATACCCTTGTCACCGCCGTCGCCTTTATCTCCGGTTACACCTTTATCGCCAGTAGCTCCCTTTTGACCTGCGTCGCCTTTAACACCTTGGATGCCTTTAACGCCTTTGTCACCGGTAGTACCTTTGTCACCAGTATCGCCTTTCTGGCCTGCGTCACCTTTTTCGCCTAGGCTGCCTTTAAGACCTTTATCGCCTTGGGTACCTTTGTCACCAGTTGTACCTTTTTGGCCAGTTGTACCTTTAGTACCTTTTTCTCCAAGTTCGCCTTTTTGACCTTGTTGCCCTTGAACACCTTTGACACCTTTGTCACCGCCCTGTCCTTTAAGGCCTTTTTCTCCAGTGTCCCCTTTTTCACCTATATCCCCCTTAGTTCCATATTTTGCACCAGAAACAGGAAGATAAAAGTCATAAGAAGTTGCATTTAGTCTAGGTAATTTGACTTCTACAGTAGTTTGAATACGACCGTCTACACTAAAAGCATTAGTATCTAACGCAAGAAAATTATCTCCTGCATTAAAGGCTGTTTCAGTAATGTTAAAAGTACCGCTATTATTAACAGAAACAACCCACCATTTATTATCTGCTAGAGTACCTACTGGATCGTAATCTTGTCTTTCGAGTACTACAGAATTTTTTCTTACTTCAAAAACAGTGTTGCTATCTGTAGCGGTATAAGCGCCATTTGCCTGTTGTTGGTAAATAATTGCAGAAGTATCGTACTGACCCGTAACGCCTGCGGCGGCTTCTATTAAAATACTAACAGGTCCTACAAAATTAGACCATGACGATTTTCTTCCATTTTGGTTTGTTACTCTAACTCGAAAGTATATAGAATCCGCAGGGTTTCCCGGAATATAGGTAAAGTTTTCATTCCGCGTAGTGCCGATTCCAAACCACAAATCATCGGAAGTATTTCCAATTTGAGCTTCTACTTCGTAATGATCAAATAAGGAAGAGTTATCTGCCTCTGGCCATCTTAAGAATATAGAGTACTCTTCAGGATTAACATAATATCCATAAACTGAAGCGTCAGATAAGTCCGCTTCTGCAATTGCACTATTTGTTAATGTAACCGGACTTACTGAAAAATCTTCATGTCCGGGATAGTCACTTAGTATTTCGTCTGCAATATTCCACGCTAAATCTGTAGCATTTACTTTAACGGCTTCAACCTTTACAGTCATATTTTCTGTTAATGAAACAGATCTGACAAGCGCAATATCATTTATAGAAGTTAAATCATTAAGTACAGAATTAAAGCGAATATGGTCTCCGGGTTCTAATTTATAGCCCTCTGCGAATATCTCGAATTCATAAATAACTGCACGTCTAGATTCTCTTACTGTTTGTTCAGCCCTTGCAGTAGCATGATAGGGGTCTGTAATAGATTCTGCAGAAAGAGAAGTATTTAAAACAATTCCTTGATCTTCTGCTAAATATGTATTATGTACTGCAGAACCAGTAGGTGGCCAAGTTGCTGTAGCACTTTTAAAGTCTTCTTGCTCATTACTGTATCTAACTATACACTGGTTTAATCGTGTTTGAATACTAGGATAAGTAATTTTTATTTCAGAGACTTTAAGAATGTCATCTGTAATAATTAAAGTATTAGTTGCGTCATTTCTTAATTCGGTTTGAGTACCAAAATAAGAAAGGTTAAGCTTGTATTTACCTTCTGAATAAACTAAATCTGCATTTCCCATAGAGAACAAAATGTCATCTATATTATCTCTAATAGGAACAGAAGGGTCTAACGTAGTGTTACACTCATACAAGGGTAAAGAGTCTGCAACTGTTTCTGCGTTAACCCAAAAAGAACTAATTTGGCCAGAAAATAGCTGTGTATTAATGGTAATACTAGAACTTCCTACAGGCACAATATCAGCAGTGTCTATTCTATATTCATTACTATTTACATCGTAATAAACGTCAGATGCATTGAAGGTATAATAGCCGTATGTTTCACTTGTAGCAAAACCAATACTGTCTCCAGTGTGTGCTGTTGCAATATCATCGCTGATAACAACATAATCTTCACCATCGTTAGTAAAGGCGGTGTAACCTAATCTATTTTCCCAAATTTTACCTTGTCTTTTAATAGGACCTAGACCTAATGCAGGATTTACAGGTGTATCGCAAATTAATGCTGCATTATAAAAAGATTCTAAGTCTACATCATTTATAGATAAGTTTGCGCCATAGGGAGCAGTTAGGTAGTCTAAAAGAACTAATGCAGGGTTGTTAGAGTATAGTCTTGTTCCACTTCGATTATAACTGTAAACCCCATTGCTTTCTGTAACAGAAGCTACTTTTAATCCTTCTACATAAAACGTAAGATCAGGGATTTGATAATATTGGGGATCATCCCTGTTTAAATAAAATACAGCTCCCGCAAAAGCGCAATCTGTAAATTTAGAGTCAGAACGTAGACCGTTAGTTGAGGTCATAGGGTCTGCAACTCCACCTTCTGTGTGTGTTACAATTCTATGACCGCCTTTTCCATCTTTTTGAAATTCTGAATTATTGTAATCAACATCATCTACTTCTAAAAAGTTAACTGAATTAATTCCACCCTGACATATAGCATAATTTGCTACAAGAAATTCGTTTTTATTCTTTTTAGGACTTTTCGATTGAGACAGGCCATACACCCAAGCTGTACCGTCTGACCCTGTGCTACTCGTATGGGTATAACTACCTCTAACAGTAACATCTGCTAGCGTAGCACCTACTTTAGATCTTCCATATACAATCGGAAGTGCTCGCGCCTCTCCTTTTGTATTTAATTCAAATCCTTTTCTTTTTTCAGCTTCTCGTTCTGCTCTCTTTTTAGCTTTCCTTGATTGTGTATAAGAATAAATGGTAGAGACAACTGCAATTATTATCGATAAAATCATGCTTTTTTACCCCACCTTAATTGAATTGTATTCTCATTATTGTAAATTCTGTCAAAACAAGAATCAGTACTGTCTATCAAACGCTGAGTGTTTTTGTCTGTTCGTCTGTCTGCAGTTCTATCTAGTGCTCCAAAAGGAGAGGAACACTCTAGAATTGCATTTTTTGAGCCTTCTGCTGGATTTGTTTCAATAAAAGTAGCATCTATTCTACCTTTATAAAGAATGTCAAAATCTGTTGTATTTCCTACAATACCTAGTTTTACAGTAACAGGAGTGCCAACTGCGTTTGTTTCAAATTCATCTTTATAAAAATTTTGGTAATCTGTAAGTTTAATCCGGTATGTTTCTCGATCTATACTTGAAGTAAGTTGAGGGGGTGAAAACTGAGTTAACCCCCCGTCTGATACGTAAGTGTTACCACCAACACTAACGTTATAAGGAAGATTTGTCAGCCTAACCGTACCTGAACTAAACTCCAGATCTAATATTAAATAGGGTTCTGCTAAGTCATTAACTAACCCTGATACAATTGATGCAGGAGTGTTTTTCATTTTAAAGAGCCTCGATTAAGTTAATAGTTCCAGCTTCGGATAAAACTCCGTCAGTAAATATAATACCGCTAATATTCGTAATATCACGATAAGCAGTAAAGGTTACAGTGCCATCTAAGTATTGAAGCTGAGTACCTCCCGGGACAACTTGCCGTAATCCGGGATAAATGTTTAAGGTACCTGTTCCATTATAAGTTGCTGTTACAAGATATACCTTGTTATGATTTGCAAACTTAACAAAACGTCCTTTATTAATAGTACCATTTGAACCAGTAAGCGCAATTGTAGAATCATTTGTTCCATGATCACCACTAGTTGAAACAGTACTTGTTGAAGTTCCAGAAGAAATAGTTTCTCCACGAACATTAAGTTGTGGCATTTCCATTGTAGTCGTAGTATCAAAAGTACTCACTGTGTCTGCAAGAAAACTGGAAGCATCAGTCATTGTAACCCCAAATTCGAGTTCCCATCTTTGTGCCCCCTGTTTAACCCTTCGGATTTTGAGTGATACAGTATCCGAAGAGAAAACAGGTTCGTTAGAGGTAATTCGAAAAGGGGCGACTATATCTTGACCTTCAAATTGATAAGCCGCCATTTATTTCTCCTAAAAATTATTTTTCTCAACATTGTATTGGTTAACACCATTTGCAATTTGAGGTAACATAGTAAAGATTTCTTTCTTAGTTTGACGGGAGATATCCCCGTTGACATTGATGCTAATGCTTTGTTGTTGGCTGTTTGACTGCATATTTTTGTCTAATTGACCAAACAAATTACTTTGTTGTCGTGAATTTAGAATCATTTCTCCGCCATGAACTATAGCCGGTTTAGGACCTCCTCCAGGAACTAAGCCGCCATCATTGAAGAAGCCAGCAAAGCTAGAAAGCAAGCCTCCAAGGCCGCCACCTCCACCGCCTCCACTAAACAGGCTCATCAGACCATCAAATGCACCGCTTAAGCCACCAAGTAAACCATCAAAAATACCACCAAGGTTTCCAGTAAGACCATCAAAGATTCCACTAATTTTACCAGTAAACTTTTCAAAAATTGTTCCGAAGGGCCCTGCCGCCTTTTCTCCTGCTTCTTCAGTAGGAGTCCCGCCCATCATTTCACCGACATTGCCTATACCTAGGTCATCCAGTTCTTCGTCTGACAGGCCAACATCTGCACCGGGTCCAATTCCAAATTCATTGACATCGCCACCGGGGTTAAAGCTATCAAAAGCTTCTACAATTTTGACGAACATAGGATTAGCCGCTGAAGCACCTAATTCGATTCCTCCGGAAAGTGTGGCACCTACTACTTCACCAATTCCAAAACCACCTAAGCCTAGATCAGTAAACAGGTTTTCAAGGGTAGCACCAAAACCGGATAATTCTCCGTCTTCAGTATTAAATATTCCCTCAGTGATTCCACCGGCTACTGTTCCTAATACATTATCCGTAAATGAGTCTAAAATACCTTTACCAAACTCTTCTAAGCCGATATCACCTTTTAGAAGGCCAGTAAGGCCACCTTGTACATCTCCTTTAAAGCTTTGTAAACTATTTTTAGCAAGTTCATCAATAGCCGCTATTTGTTGTTTTCCGTTATCAATTAGCTCTTCGGTAAGAATTACGATTTCTCCTAATTCTCTTACTATATCCGAATTTAATACAGCAAGCTGATTAGTCAGTTCTAAACTAGCGCTGTCGCCCGCCGCTAATATTTCTTTTTGAACCTTAGCTCTACTTTGGTTTAATCTCAACAGTCTCTGAGTTAAATTAGCATCTTTTTCTAAAGTACTAAGTAATTTTTCACCGTCTAGATTTACTCCTAGGTCTAGCCCTTTTATAACGCTAGCAAATTGTTCAATATTAGTTATATTTGCATTTGCGCTAGGCTCCGCACTTCCTCCAAAGCCAGCAAGTCCTTTTGAAATTAGCTCTTTAAAACTATTTAAAACTCCAGTAAGCTTTTCAAAGTTTTCTTCACCTAAAAGCTCTTTTAAAGTTTTACTTAAAGTTTCAAAAATAGCAGTTAAGCCGGTAGCTACGCTAGAGCCCACACTACTTGAAGAACCTACACTACCTCCAGAACTAAACCTTGGCAATTTTCCAGTCATATTTAATTGTTCTAAGGCGCTTCTATGTTGATTAGCTACAGAGGCTTTAACTACAAATTCACCATTAGACAACATAGCAGGAATAGAATCAGAAGTAGCAGTTCCAGGGCCAAATACTGATCCACCAGAAGCATAGCCAGATATAAAATCATAAACAAATTTCATTTCTGGGTTATTAAGTAAAAAGCTTTCGGAGTTATCGTTTATTTTCCGGTAACCTTTACCTACGATACTAGAATCTGCATTTAAGAAAGAGCCTAGTAAAGCTAATGACTGCTCTTTACCCGTATATCCGACAAACTTAGCAAATTTTTCCATTATATCATCTAAGAAAAGATTACCAAGAGGTTTAGTTATAACGGCATCAACTAAAGGTGCAGATAGTTCACCTAAAAATCCAATTGCTTTTGTTAAGTATTCATAGTCTCCATTGGCAAATGCAGAACTTAGAGTATTTTTACCCGTTCCTTCTAATCTAGCCTTTACTTTAGAATCTCCTGCAGAAAGCTGAGTTAATCTTTCTACCGTAGCTATTGCTCCTAAAGCAGGGCCAACCGCTAATCCAAAAGGTGCAAGTAAAGTACCTATAGCACCAAATAAACCCGCTTGAACAGCTAAGTTTGATATAGCGTTTGACATTATTGGGTGATAATAATCTCTTGGAAATTTTCCAAACTGAGCCATGAGTGCTAGTTGGCTTATATCAAAACCTAAACCGGCTAATGCCTTATTTTCATCGTATTTAACATTGAGCGCTTTAAGTAGACCCTCTTTGTCACCACCAGTTCTAGCTGTTAAACCTAATAAAGCACCTGCTCTCTTTAAAGAGCTAGGCCCTGCAAAAGAAAGAAAGTTATCTAAAACTGAAGAAGGTCTCAAGGCGGCTGTTGCTTCAAAATTTTCTTTGAGTAAAGAAGCCAATATCATAGCTTCTTCTTTTGCACCAGAAGCTTTCCCTTTTAATGCTCCGACTAAGCCTCCATTAGCATAACCGGGTAATTGCCCTGTGTTATTTAAATGCTCTAATAAACCTCTATTGTTTTTAGCAGAAGATTCCTTAACTACAAATTCACCATTAGAAAGCATTGCAGGTATTGAATCCGAAGTGCCTGTGCCTGCGCCCCAGACTGAACCTCCAGAAGCTTTCTTAACAGGGGAGGTATCTGAGGAGGTATCTGATCTAAACCAACCCCAATTCAAAGGGTTTAATTTAGAAATAGTATCACCAATAGCTTCCCCTATTTGTTCACCTACATCTGCTATCCAAGTAAACCCGTCATATATAGCACTGCCAATATCGGTACCTAATTGTTTAACCCATTGTACGCCGTCATATATAGCAGAGCCTAGCGCTTGTCCTGCCTTTGCAAATATGCTATCATCACTAAATGCGTAAGTTAATAAAGCAGTTACTGCCGCACCTATTGCAATGGGTATTGCATTTGCTAATAAGAAAAAAGCACCCGCTTGAATAGCGGAAGACGCAATAGATCCTGCAATAATAGCCGCTCTTAGTGCAACTGCACCAATAGCGTGAGCCGCTATAATAGCACTACGCATCGCCGCACTTGCCAGCGCAGTTACTCGAGGTATAATTAAAAATAGTCTACTTATACTACCTAACAATAATGTAGAAAATATATTTGCACCTGCAACAAAAAGCAACCGAAGAGGTACAAGTAATCCTATTCTAAATACATTACTTAATGCAGGAATTAAAAATAATTGAAGGCTTGCCGCCGCTACTTGACCTAAAACTTGACCTGCAATTCCAAATGCCGCTGAAAATATTTGTCCTCCAAGAACAACTGCTAAGAATGTTTCACCGGAGCTTAGGCCCAATTCTCTTCCTACTTCAACACCAAGACCCGCCCCTATAAAGGAGCCTACAGTGGCACCGATACCGCCGACAAGCTGTCCAAAACCGATCACTGCCCTAGAAACAGCATCTTTCAAACGGCTAACAGGGCCCTCTAAAAGTTGAGAATTGATTGCTAGTTTTTTCTGATTTTCTCTTATTTGGGTTATAAGCTTTTTAGTTTCACTTGATTCTAAATTATCAAGACGAATTAGTTCTTCTTGAATTTGTCTTTGCCTAACAGCATTTCCAGAGCTTGAACTTAGTTCGCTTTGCAGTCTTAAACGTTGTCCTCTTATTGCTTCCTTTAATCCACCTAGCTCTGCTTCCAATAGTTGAGTTTGAGATTGAAGTGCTAAAATTGGACCTTGAGCAAGCCTTCGTGTGTTTATATCTGCAAAAAGTTGTCCTAGGCTAGAAGTTAAACCGCCTAGCGGGTTAAGTAAGCTTCCTGATCCTGCTCCAGCAAATACTGTTTTTAATGTTTTTATTAAAATAGGAAGTGTAACTACAAGTGCAATTATATTGTCTGCTAAAAAGTTTAATGCCTTTTCTAAGGATATACTAGGAATATTTCCAATTTGTGGTGTAGCAAAACTAGAAGGAATGATTTTTGTTACTAATGAAACTACTGAAGAAATGCCATCCGCTATTGTTAATAAAACATTAGTCTGGTTTCTAAGAATTTCCTCTACAGGCCCTGAAAAACTACTTGCTCTATCAGTATCAAAATTAGCGGCAAATCCCGCGAAAAACGCACCAACGGCACCTATAAAACCTGTTGCTATTTTAGCACCTAATCCCGCGCTTAGACCTCCTGCGGCAACTAATGCGGCAAACCCCGTTAAAAACGCACCTGCTAATAAAATAGCCGCATTATCTATGATTTGTGCCGAAATTGTATTAAGAACAATTTTAGTTTTTACTTTTATTGTTCTTATAGTTTTTTGTAAATTTCCAAAAATAGCTGAAAAGGCAGATTCCTTTTGGACTTCTTCTCCAAGACCCTTAAACTCCTTTTTATATGAATTTACAAATTTATTTACTTGTAATAAGGCGCTATCTAGTTTTTTAGTTTCGTCTACTACCCCGTCTACCATATCTGGGTATATAGAATTTCCTACAATTTCGATATAAAGGTCTTGAAAGACCTTAGTAAACCCTGTTGCCCAGTTTTTTACTTCCCGAGTACTGTTTATTAGTTTTCTAGTTGTATTATTAATACCATCTACTAATTTATTAAATTTATCAAGTGCTTTATTTCCTGCATCAGAAAAAATGTTATCAAAATTTAACCTAAATAAAAGAAACTCAGTTTGTAAAACCCTTAGCTGAACGGCTAAGCCTTTTAAAAAATCTCCAAACTTTTTACCAAAAGAATCTACAAATTTACTTAGACCCCCGGTAGATAGAACATCCCCAATAGCATTAAGACCAATACCGATTTCTCTACCAGCATTAGAAATACTTTCTTTCAAACTTACTGCTAGCAATGAAAACTCATTGTCAATAGAGTCTTTTGTATTAACTAGTGCTCTTTGTACTACGCTTGTGCTAATTCTACCTTGAGCCGCTAATTCTCTTAATTTTCCAATTCCTACGCCAAGCTCATCAGCAATTGCTTTTGCAACTCTTGGTAAACCTTCTAGTACTGAATTAAGTTCTTCACCTCGAAGAGTACCCGAGGCTAAACCTTGGTTTAACTGAATTATTGAAGAGTTGATAGTGTCAACAGAACCACCACCGATTTTGCTAGCCTTCAATAGGGTTTCTGTAAGTTCGACTGCTTCTTTATTAGATAAATTGGTATTTAGAGCTAAATTGGAAAACAGGTTTACTGTAGAATCTAATGTACTATTAGATCTACGAGCAACAGAAAATAATTTGCTTTGAACCGCTGATAACTGACTAGTTCTGCCAGTTACTAGCGCAATTCTATTACCTAGCTCAGTAAACTGTGAGCTGATGCTAGTTATTCCACCTGCCGCTAGTAAACCTGTAAAAGCAACACTAGTTACTTTTATAAAATTTGTAATACCTTTTGTGGCGGCATCTACCGATTTTGTAGTTTTATCTACAGATGCGTTTAACGTTCCTAAGTCTCTTCCAATTTGAGTAGAAAATCTTGAAATCTCGCGATTTTGCTCTTTAACAGATTTTTCTAATCCTGAAAAAGAGTTAGAAAAGGCATTCTTTAGTTGACTATCAGCACGTTTAGCACTTTCGGGAAGTTGGTCAATCGCATTCAGAATTTTCTTAAGGTTGGCTTCCGCTTGTTTAGAATTACTACGGATTTCAATTTCTAAAGCCATCTTTAATTCTCCTGTAAAAAAACCCCTAAGGCTTTGAGTTCGTATACCGAACGCACCATAGGGGCTTTAAATTATTTAACTGTTACAAAGGTTCCACCTGAAGTAGAAAAATATTTGGCTAAGGTTTTTTCTACGAAACGGGGAGGGGCTTGCTGAGAAGACCCCGCATTTAATTGTTGAATATAAGGCGTACCGTTTGTGATGTATAGTGTTTCAATGACATCGTTCGGTATTGGACCTAATGTTACTGGTAACGAATTCCCGTTACTTTCGGTGTCAACTAAGTTTTTAGTTTTGTTTAATGACCACGAACCTCGTGCTCGTCCCGTATCTACAGGGGTTTCATTAACTAAGTCACTTACAGCCGCAAAAGCAGAAGCTCTTTGAACAGTATTTAACACCTGTATAACTTCTTTGTTAATAGCTTCTCTAGTTTCTTTAGCTCCGCTAAGTCTAACTGAAATAGACATAGTTATTTTTCCTTACTTTTGTGTGCTTTTTCTAATAGTGCTGCAAAAGGAGAACGCCTAAAGCTTTGTTTCATTGCTTCTTCGTCTGATCGTTTTGCATCCCAATCTTTTATTTGTCTTAAAGTAGGGAATATTTCTGGCCCTGTTTTCTTTACCCCTTGAGCACCTAGTAGCATTGAAGTTCTATTGTCTTCTCGCCATCCTATAGGACGTGCTTCTAGGTATAAAGCCCAATTATTTAATTCTTGAGCTGGCATTTCTGCTAATATTTGATAAACTGGAATTTTTAAGTGAAATGCAAGTTCATATAAAAACAAATCTGCTGAACTTATACGTTTCCCGATTCACTGCTAACACCCATGATTGCTTGAGATAGCGCTGTAAGCTCTGAAATGGGAAAACTATCTAGTTCTTCATCGGTTAATTCTTCAGCTCCGATAACCGCCATTCTAATTACTTTACGAAGAAGATCAAGGTTGTCTCTTTTTTCTTCTGGTAGCTTGTTCAACTTTTTAGTCATGTCTTCAATTTCACGAGCCGCACCAACAGTTAATACCTTAATTTCAACTTCTTCACCCATAAAGGGTACTTTTTTTGTAAATTGTTTTCCTAAAAATTCTTTCATTTTCATTATTAACCTTATCTTATTTATCAAACAAATGTTGATTGTTATCTTGGAAATCATCTAGAAGTTTATGCATTTTATTAAGAACATCTAGAGTTTCAAAAATTTCCTGTCTTTTAATACCATCTTCAGTATTTTGTGTATCATTAAAATCTTTGTATGGATCAAAAGTTTTACGTGAACTAAAATCAATATCTTTTTTCATATTTCTTAAAGTAGTTTGTAATACAAAAGATTTATCAAATGGTGGTTTCTTTTCTGTCATTTTATTATCCTGTATAAAATATCGAGAGGGCAAAGCGCCCCCTCGTTATCTCTATTTACGCAGGTAGAGCGTAAGTAGAAGTGCTTACATCAGCTTCTAGGCTGAATGGACCATTAAAGTCACCTTCAATAGCCAAAGACATAGTAGCTTGAAGTGAATCACTCAGCGAAGGAATTACTTCAAATGAAGCAATTTTGCCAAAGAAGTAAAAGTCAGCAAACTTATCTGCATTATCTGCAGTCATAGTGCCGTTAGCGTCTACTGCGATGTCAGCATCTGCAATACGAACACGGAAGCAAAGACGAGTTGCATTGCGTCGTAGAACGTCAATCTGAGCGTGATCAGCAGGAACGTAGTTCAGAGTGAACTCCAAAGTAGGAGCGTCAGATTGACCAACTACTTGTGAGCTAGATGCTTGACCGTAAACAGGGACGTTAACGATGTTAGCGGGAGTACCCAAAGTAGGAAACTCACGAATGTCACCAACATGAACTACTGCGGCTTCTACTGTTTCATCAGTAGCACTGTTAGTAGCAAGGATCGTTGCGCTGTTAGATACAAAAAGACCATGCAAAGTAGCCGCACTGCTATTTGCATCGTTTGCAGTGTTAGGTACGTAGTCCAAAGTAGTGAACTTGGCCGCACCAATAGAAGTAATATGAGCCATTTTTTAACCTCATTAATAAATTAATTGTAAAATAAGAAATCTACAATATAATCACCTCGGAATAATTCAGGGTTATCCCTGTCAATTCCTAAAACCTGTAGCGAACTCGAACGAGTTTGAGTACCGTTCGTTAGTGTTTTATTTTGTAGAATATTGTCTAGTAAATCTGCTATTTCCATTAGGCGTTTTACGCCCTTATTCGCTTGAACATAAATTTGTATAAAAATTTTACCTTCTATTCCAAACCTGTTATAGTCGCTATTGCTACGCAAGGGTAGCACCTCAATTTTAACAAACTCAGAAGTATTAGCAGGTACTGCATAGTTTGAAGGAAACGCAGGTATGTTGTTAGCTGTCCATGTTGAATTGCCAAAAGGACTTTCAACATCAAACAGTATATTTTCATACTTTGACATTTAAGCCTCCGTAACTAGTAAAGTTACTAATCCGGGTTCTACTTTATAGGATAGTATAGAATGTGTTTTATCGTTTATAAGTACTGTGTCAAACAGCTTAGGGTCTGGTAATTCTGTTTCTTTAATTAAAACCTCTTTCCGAGGAGATAAAACTTCTGCAGTAGTAGGATCTTGATCTGCGTATAGTATTATAGCTCGCACTGTACTTTCTGTAATTTGTGCGTTTACTGTACCTGTAGAAAAATCATAAGAACTTGAAGAAGTAGTTTTTAGAATTACATTTTCCGCTAAGTCACCAACTGCCTTAAAAGCAGTATCTACAGCCTTAGCAATCGTTCCACGAAGTGACATAATTACCACCCTCGCCAGTAACGAGTTCCACCGTTTATTAACATCGGAGACACTATCTTTTTAATAGTATTAGGAAATACCGATGCAGTAGTAACTTTTGTTAAACTAATAGAACCTACTTTAATATCCTGTACGTCACCTGTTCTGTCTAAAAGCCCTTCATTTGAAAGCAAATGATGAGCAAGTTCATAAGTAGCACGTCTTAAGAGACGCAAATCCCGATCTAACTCGGTTTCTACTTCATCCGTAGTGACAAAAGTATAAGAGGAAAAGTTAGCACTAGAGCCTCGGCTGGAATCTCTGAAAGATCCAGCACGAGGGAAAGCCAAGTTTTGATCTGCGGTTACTGTTTGCCCTTGCCAACGCAATTCATCCAGTATATAAGTTGCAGTAACCAATGCTTGTTCTTTCATATCTCTAGTTGCATTTAACCATGAGTTAACGTCCAAGCGATCATCGAAGTAACTGTCGGCTTCGTTTAGAGTTACGTAAGAATTAACACCTTTTATAAATGCCATTTCAGTTACTCCTTAGATAATTAAGCGTGGAAAATAGGCAGAATGCCGAGGTTAAGAATGTCTGCTTTACGATCCCATGCAGGGGTTCCCGCAGAGCCTGCAAGTGCCGCATTAGTTGCAAATGCAGTTTGAGTGCCAGTAAAGCTGTAGCCGCGAGGATGCATTACATAGCCCCAACGGTACCAAGCAGTAGTACGGCCTGATCCCATGCCTACGCCTTCGTTGCGGTCAACCGCTACAGGGTTAGGTACACTAACCATAGACATAAACATTGAAGAAGGAAGCATCATGTAAGATACTTTAGCAGTGCTAATTTCAGTTGAACCAGACAGAGCCGCGTAAGTTACAGTACCAAGGCCTTGGCCAAAGTTACGAGAAACAATTACACGAATTACACCGCCAAGCAGAGTTTCAAAAGAGATATTGCCATCTGTTACACGCTCGTCATCTACGAGGTTAGCAACTTTGATATCGAGGTAGGTATCGGGTGATACAACCATGTATACAAAATCAGGTGCGTAGTCAGACCATGCGCCCATAGCACGAATGATGTGCTCAACGCGGCGACCGGGAGAAGACTGAGTAAGGTCTACAAGAGGCTCAAGACCTGAACCAGTACCAACTGTGTCAGAAGATGCGGCTACATAACCGAAAGCTTTTGAAGGGTCTGCATCAACTGAGTTACCTACCCATGCATCACTGTAAGCAGTAGGTGCAAGATCGTTAGCTGTTTTAAGTTCTGCGTTCATAACGCCAGTCAAGCAAGCACGAAGCGCTTGATCTTCGTCTTCTGCACGAGTTTCAGCAAAATCACGAGCGATTTTAGAAAGTCCGTCTTGACCAGAAATTACGCTTTGTACCATGTACTCATTAGCGCCATGGGTACGGACAGTCTTGATGTAAGTCTGTACTTCTGTGCTAATGTTAGTGGTCTTTCCATAGTCTTCGTTTTGAGAAGCTACGTTAACAACTGCATTAGTAGAACCCGTTACGTCTTCTGCAGAACCGCCAGTTGCACCAACTGCATAATTGCCAAGTGGCTTGTAAAAACGAACCTGACCAATAAAGTCTTCGCCGTTAGCGTTAATTTGAGCTTCAGTACCTACAAGTTGAGTACCTACGAGCTTTTTAGCACGAGTGTACATTTCATCAGTATAAGCTGAGATTGCTTTGTTAAGAGTGCCAAATGCACTTGAAGAGATTGCCATTTTAAATGTCTCCAGAAATTATAAAGTGATTAAATCCACTTATGATCGTTTCCGATATGTCCAGCAGCTGCCGCCGCCATCAATTCCTCAACGCTCATTTCAGATAGTGGTTTGTTAGAGTCAAAACCTCCGGTGGGAGCCTGATTTGTTTGTTGCCCAACTCCAGAGGACTGTTTCGGTCTAAACAAAAACTCTTTATCTTCGTCTTTACGGAAAGTGTCAATGAAGTCCTTGATAGAAGCGCCAGTGCGGTGTACCCACTGACCATTCTCATTTTGAGTCAGTTGAGATACAACATCCCGATACGCGAAATCTGCCGCAGTATCGTTACGGAAGTCTAAGCCACGGAGAGCTTCTCTTACTACACTATCGCGAGTAAGTTCAGTAATCTGCTTATCTCTTTCTGAGAGTCGAGCAGTTAACTCTGCGAGCTTAATGTCAGCGGCTTCCTTGTGCTTGCCTTCTTCTTCTAATCTAGAGATTTGTAATGCTTTCTTTTCTTCTTCGTAAGCAACTGCCTTTCTAACAGCTTCATCACGAGCAGAATAAGCACTGTTTAGTTTCTCTTTGATACTAGCAAGCTCTTCGGCTACTCGGCTTTCTACAATTTTAGAAAGTTCTTCCTGAGAAGGGGTAGCTCCCGCCTTTTGTTCTTTCTTTTCAAGTTCTACATCAGTATTTTTATCATTTTCCATTTTGTTTCTCCTAGTCACAGACTATAAAGTTTTTAGAGCACAGCTCTGTTATTAATAAGAGTTTTGTTTAAGGCCCAATGCCATAGAAGTCCCATCCTTCTGGGATAGGGGCAAGTATTTCTTTAGCAGTTATGCCATCTTTGGGGTTTAATAAACCTTCGTCAATCGCTAATTGAATTAGTTCTAAATACGATTCTTCCGAAAGTCCTCTTTTCCTCATTTCTTTGAGGGTGTTTAAGAGTGTATCTGCCTCAACTGCATCCGCATAGATTTCTCTCAATCTTTGCTTTGCCGCTAAGGAATCGGCTAGATTTGTAAAAAATCCGTCATGAATTGTAGCCGTATTAATATTGTTCTTTCTACCCCAGAGATGAAATCTCCGAACAATACTAGCATCATTCATATGATTGCCATTTACTCCCAAACCACTACGAGCGCCGATAATTGACTGATTTCCAATAAATCTAGAGTCAGTAATTGAGTCTTCGTAGATATTTGATACCTTTCTACCAGTGACAGGGTCTATAAATTCAATCCTGTCTTGAACTGTAGGACGATATCGCTGAAATAATACTTTACCATCAACTGTATACCAAGGGATATCTACCTCTTGAGATTCAGTAATGTAAGTAGTCGCAACTTTTTTCCAATAAGCAACAAATCGTTCCGTAACCGGAGCAATGTCACTTAAGTGGCCAGACATTATTTCTGCAGTTTGTTTAAACTGTTCAGGGCCAATAATCCCACCACGAGCGTTGGTCAGCTTTCTTACAAACTCTTCTGAATCCGGGTGTAAGTCTTTAGCCGCCGCTAAAAGCTGGTTCCCTACAGGAGAGCTATTGTTAATTGAATAGTTTACTTCTTTTTTAAAAACCTTTAAATCCTCTACCACAGATAGAGCACCATCGGCTTTTGCTTTTTCGATATTAAGATCTATTTCTTTATTGAATTGTTTTAATTCATCTTTGGTTATTACTAAATAACCTTTCTTTGATAAAACCTTGGCGAGTTTAGACTCAATTGCACCTGCTTGAGTAGCCTTTCCCGCTCCATAAAAAGCAACCATTGATTGGCCTTTTGCACCTTTAGCTAAGTCACCAAAATCAATATTATTTCCTATTGGATTTATCTTTCTAAATCTAGGATCAGAAATAGTTCTTTCTGCTACTAAGTCATAAAGTCTGTTTTTACGGTTTGTGGCCACAACATTAGATGCTTCTGCAAGAGCACGGTCTCGCGTGGACAAAGCTATTAACTGTGCTCCAGACGCTGAAGCATCGTTTTCATTTGCTAGTTGAGTTTTATAAGTTCTAAGTTTTTTAACATTAGAAAAATCGCCATCTACGTGATTATAGATACGTGTATATTCCAAAGCAAATCTAGCTAGTTTAGGGACCTCTTCGGGTTCTATTGATTGTACTAGCGGATGCTCAAGAAATTCTCGTATTCTACGATCTCTTTGAGTCTGTGAAAGCATAATTTCACCAAGTTCTCTAAATGCTTTTTCATTTTGTCTAAAAGAATTTAATCTGCCTTGATTAGTTAATACGCTAAAAGCCTCTCCTACTAGAGTACCTAGTTGTATTCTAAGTTCATCTAGTATTTCTTCGTTAATGTTTTTAGCAATAGCAGTGTTTAAAAATGGTCGAACAAATTCACCACCTGCAGGGTGTAAATACCCTTGAGTATAAAGCCGCCCTCTGCTGTCAATTTGTGCCCAATTTCTCCACCGAGTATTGTTTACCCGATGCCACCTGATTGCTTGTAACATACCCGCGCCTTGCTCTCCACGCTGTATGATAATTTTTCTAAAACTATTTAGCTCATCATACTTTTGAACGTTACCTCTAGGATCCCTAAAATGAGCAAGATCATCAAAAAAGGATGCAAAGTCTTTATCTACTTCCCATTCAAAATCCATTGCATGATTTATCATGTTAGCAAAGTCGCTATCTATTAAATTTTTTTCGTAATTACCAGAGGCTTTTCTAGTTATTACACTAATATTTGTTTTATTACCACGAGCATCATAGAAATATTTAGATCCGGCTTTCACATATAAACGGTCTCTTTCATCTACAATACCCATTCTTCGGGAATAAACTATTTCTCTGTTAGCTCTTTGAAGCTCTAACATTTTAGGATCTACAATTTGTACTTCTCGAGATATTGTGTCTCTAAAGGTACCTAAGCCGGGTCTTCCTGAATCTAGATCAATAACCCCTCTGCGAGTTAATCCTCTAAGACCTACCTTTATTTTGCCTTGATCCTTTAAACCTTGTAATATATTTGATCCTATTTTATGATAATCTTGTATTGTAGGAGCTTTAAAAAATATATCTACATCTGCTTTTTCAGCTTCATATATTTTTTTACCAATCCTAATTGCAAGTGAATCATAATCTGTAGATTCTCCTGTTGCAATATCTTCTATTATTTCAGATAGTAGTTTTATCCTTTGCTTTGCAAATTCTGGAGTAATAGATTTTTGAATAAAGTCTTCTTTCTTTTTAATATAAAACCATTCTAAATCTAAAAATCTTCTTTTTCTTTCACTACCTTCTCTTAGAAATTTAGTAATAAGAGAATCAGAAGGCTCTCCATTATACTTTCTTATAAATGCTTTTCCAAAAGGAAGTTTTTCTATTTCCTTAATAAGAGCCTTTTTCGCTTTTTTAAAACTAGGCAAATTAGAGGGAGGCTTTGGAAAGTAAGATCTTAAAGGAGATCTCCCAGAGTAATATAAAGCTCTCGCAATTGGGAGGCCTTCGTTAACGCTCCAATCTCTAACTAATCTTTGATTTTTAAGAGTTCTTTTAGAGATATCATTAAATTCGGTCCACTTACCAAATATTTGAATTTGAGCAGATGTTCCTGCTTCTCCAAACTTATAAAGTTGGGATCTGGCTCTAGATCTCCTATCCAGTATTCTAGAAGTGTTAACAACAGAATTTTTCATTTCTGCTCTTAATACTGCTGAAAAATTTTCCCAAGGCACTTTATCCTTTTCATATCTTTCGAATATGAGGCGTAAGTTCTCTATAACAGCAGACTGTTGATTAATAGAAAGACCATCATTCTCTAAAGAAATTACAAAATTTTCAATAAAGTTTTTTTGTTCTTTAGATAATATTTTTGAATTATTTAGTAAATCTAATCTCTCTTGAAATACTTTGAAATCCGGTTCGTAGATAAGTGTAGATTTCATTTCACCCGTAAGGGGGTCAATTCCCGTATTTCTTTCATCAAATTGATTATTGGCTCTACGTCTACTAGTCCTTTTTCCGGGAATTGAAGTTCCCCGGAAATCTGTTAATGATAGCAAAGAATTGATATTAGCGGCCTCTGCTCGATAAAAAAGACGAAGTTCCTCTTCGACACTTTTATTACGAATAAGTGTAGAAGGACGGGACGCATTAATGTTTAAAGCATTAATTGCGGTAGGTGATAAAACTTTTTGTCTAACTGGAGCAGTAGTTGTATTTCTATTGTCTAAACGGCGTAACGCTGTTAATGAGAGAGGCTTTCCACTTGCTGTAACAAAGGTATCTAAGGTTAATTGACCATTATCAAAAAGATCGACTTTTTGGATATCTCCTTGAAAATGTCGAATTTTTACTTCTCGAGTTTGGCGAGCTAACCATTCTCCATAAGATTCTCGACTAGGAACCGTTTTATTTAACGCTAGAATTTGACTATCTGACAATTTTTCCAATACTTTCTTTTTTACATCCGGAGAGGTACTAGCTAATAGCTCACTATGAGATTTAACGACAGGCACCAATGTAGAGCGACACCTCCAATGTAAAGGGGGAGTATATCTTGTGTCGTCTAAATCATACACTTTGCCGTCGTGGTGAGCGCAGATTGCACTTGTACGACTATCCAATACTGCAGTAAATCGCACTCCTTTAATAAGCTCTCTATTTTCTTTTAATGAATTTAGTTGAGAGGTAGATTGCGTTCTGGTGATTGCAGTTCTGACGAGAGCGCTAGCTTGCGCTTCTGTTAAGCGGGTTGTTCTAACAATTTCATTTCTTAATTGCTCATTAGAAAAACCTTTAGCTAACCCGTTGTTTATTTTTGTTTGTATTCGAGTTAACTCACCTGCGCCTAAAGCTTGGATACGCCTGCTTAGGTTTCCCTCTCCTCGGATGTTAACACCAACAATTTCTTCTAGGACTTTAGTTGCCTTCGGGCGTCTTATATTTGCATATGCGCCGATCGACTTTGCTAGATTATTGGTGTTAAAATCGAGTTCTGTAATTCCGTAGTCTTTCACACTATTAACTAAAAAACCATCTAGTTCTTTAGAAAATCTTCTAATTTCTGGTTTAATTACAGAATCGATTGTTTTGGTTCTAGAAATAATTCCTGCATTTTTAAGGGCAGAAGTTAGTCTTTCTCTGTGTCTTCGAATTATTCTTTTAACATCGGTTTGAGCATTTTCTTCAAACAATCGAACCATTGCCGCATGGTCTACAATACGATCATAAAGCTCTTCATTAATGCTCATAAAACTCTCCGTTATTTATACGATTTCAATATCGCTCTTGTTAACTACTTTTGCAGTTGTACGGTTACTAATTAATACACGATTTTCGTCTATAATAGCCGTAACTGTGTATCCACAAGAAGTAATAGCGCCTACAGTCACAAGACCTTCTTCTTTAGAGTGATCAATTTCTATAAAAGTTTCAACTACTTCCTCAAACTCACTTTCGGATACTTCTTCCAATTCTAAAAATTCGTCTTCTAAAAAGGAGTCACTCATACTACACCTCAAATAGTTCTTTAAGCTGTTCTTCTGTCATAGGTACTTTTCCGAAAGCTTTAGTATGTTTCTCGGTAGGGGCGATAATCCAAAGATCACCGCGTTTGCCTACAACTTTCCAAAGACCACTTTTAGAAACTAAGCCTTCTTGAATTTTTACTTTCTCAGGGACAGAACAGACTACTGCTTCTACTTCTTTAGTTGCAGGTCGTCCTCTCTTTTTTGTTTCTTTTACTTCAACCATTGTCTTTTCCTTCGTCTTTATTATTCGTTAATACTTCGGGCTCTTTTGCTTGAGCATTGATTAAATCATCAAGAGGTTGAGGATCAAGTCCTCCCATGATAATGTCATCCTGATTTATTTCTTCTTGACCTTTTATGTCATCATAATCTGAATGAATTATATCGTTTGCCTTAGCAATATCAAGAAATGCAGATCGTGGAATAAGACCACCCGTGTACCATTCTGTAACTAACCTTAACCAGTCTGCGCCAATTGGTGCTGGATTTAAATCAGGTGTTAAATTAAATGTAATATCTGACATTTTATAATCTGTTCCATACTTCCAGTTTAACATCCAACAAATTATTTTAGTCATTTGTTGTGAAACTTTTGTAGAAATTGAGGCTAGTAAAGCAGATTGTCCGGCGTTTCTGATTTCTAGAGCTACTCCAGAATCTCTGCCACTTCCGCTTTCAGGGGCCATCATCCTTATTCCAAGGCGAGCCATTTCATTAACAGTGTTTTGAATTACCAACTCCATATCTCGTAAAGCACGAGAGGGAGTTTCTAGAGCCTTAACATCATCGCCCTGCTGAACTTTAATCCAAGAACCTAAGCCTGCTGAAACAACATCTTCAAATTGATCGTCTGTCATATCTGAAATTACAACTGGTGTGTAAGTTGCCGCTCCTAATAACAAATGATTACGACGTGACACTTTGTTGTAGAGGCTTACTTCTCTGTCAATTAATGGCATTAAAACAGGCTCTTCACCTTCAATATTTCCATTTAAAGGGACTGCTGGGATATAGTCAAACAATTTGTTGTTTGCCATAATTTGATCGTAAGTTGCAACTTTTTGCCACATATTATTTTTAGAAGTTTTTGCACCGTGCATTCCACCGGATACTTCATAGTCTTGTTGTGCAACACCGTTAATAAAGTTCACATTAGCAGATTGCTCTGCTCTAAGCTCATACTTATCAACAACATAAATTCCCTGTTCATTTATTCTATGAACATAGGCGCACTCTACATAGTCTGGATGCAGAGGATTGTCTCTATATACTGTCTCATAACTTCTTACAACTAATGCGAGTAAGCAATTTTTTCCAGTACGAGGATGAGCCCCTGTTCTCCAGTTTACTACTGATTCCGCGTTTAAAAGCACTGGGTAAGGCGCAAGCATTTTACGCTCTTCTAAGCTTAATGCGTCATAGTTAGGTACAGAAGGGTAATCCACTATTACCCATGCTCTTGAAGTTTGGAGTTCCTCAAACAAGGCTTCGTCCAAAAAAGATAATATAGAATTATTTGAAGAGGTAAATGAGTTACGAAGCCAATCTAGAGCGCCTTCAGGGGCGCTTTCTGGTAGTGTAATTTCAGGTTGCTTGCGGAGCATTCCTCCAATAAGTACTTTGATATATTGTGCGGTTAGCCCAGGAAGCTCTGCTTCTGCTCTATAAAACGCATATTGCTCGGGAGTCATGCTTGGAGAAAAGGGCAATAAAATATTTTTAAAGCCGTAATTATCAAGTATTGAGTCTAACTCTTTAACTTGAGATTGGCCATTAAGAATTCCTCTTGCAGTTCTCCAAAGTGGCTTAAGCGACTCGTATTTGGGATGCGGATCTCCTACAGATTTAGAACGATTCGCAGACGTAGCTGTATTAGCCATTTAAGTCTCCTATTAAAAATTATGTGATTGCTTGGAACGTACCTTTGTTCCGCTTGTGACTGGGAATAGATACTCAGTAGCGTATCTTACTCCATCGGAGTGGTGCTCTTCACCCGCCGATTTATCAATCATAGCAGAATCTGGGTTGTTTTCTTTCCATGAAGTTCGTTCCATAGATTTAATTGTGTGCTTGCATCTGGGATGAAATAACATATTGACATGCCCACTAGCGGTTTTTAATTGTCTATTCACTGCCGCTACAGAGTCAATTAATGCAGGCGCTTTACTTCTTGCAATAGTTTCAAGATTATATGATTGCAAAATAGAAAAGTCTGTACGTCCTACAGATGCCGAAGACTTTCTAGCTCGACCGCTTGGGTCTGGAAAACATTTTACGTCATGTCCCTTTTGTACAAAACGCTTTTGTAGCGTTTTTGCTAGGGATTCTGTATCGGGATGCCCTATAAAATCTTCAATAAACTGCATTTGATTTCCCCTAAGAGCAAATAAGGAACACGCCATAATTGAAACGTTAAAGTCGATACAGGCGTAAACAGTCTCTCCCGGTTGAAAATCAATAATTGTTTTATCTACATGATCTTTTCTGTTAAAATTATAAAATACAGAGTTACCAGATTCATCAAAAGATGCTTCGTACTCTCGTTTAAATTTAAAAAAGTCAATAGTATGTTTTGTTTTCTCAATTTCTTCTTCGTCTAAATAAGGAGAGTCTTTATATGTAAAATGGTAAGATTTCCAATTATTATCAACTGCTTCAAAATTAAACATATCATAAAAATAATCTCTACCTTTAGGGGTAGAAATAATAAGAGCCCTTCCCGGGGAGGGCGCTCCAAATTCTTTAGCTCTGTCAGGAGACCAACGAGTAGTTAAACAGGGCTGTATAATACTTTCCCAAGATTCTTTAAAAGAGCCACCTGCTCCTCTCCAAGTAGTAACCTCATCTAGTACTGCAAAATATTGGCCAGATCCTCGAAGTCGTTCGGACGCTTCATATGACCATAATTTAAGTACTACATTATTAGGAAACCAGAAAGTGCCGCTATGTTGGGATGATTTGTCGCAGAAGTCTTCCATTCCAAATTGATAAGCAATCAAAGGATAATAGATATCAACAGCCTGCTGATAAGTTGGGCAAATTAAGCATACATTTTTGTTTGGAACATCAGCGGGTAATTGTACTAATTCTTGTACAGCCAAGACCGCCGCACAGGCCGCAAGGTAAGACTTACCAAAACCTCGAGAAGCGCATACCGCCGCGTAGCGAACGGATTGGTCCACAAACATATCTCTTATAATCTGCGACTGTCCCTCATGTAATGTTATTGACATGTTATTTTCCGTATAAATTGTCTTATATTAAGTTTGATTCTACCGATAAATGTTTGAGCATCGTCTACGTCTTTTTTAATGCCCCTATAACCTAACTCTATATATTTATTTTTCTTATACCAAATGAATTCTTTTGTTTTATATTTTTCAGG